GTCGGATTTCCTGACGACTTGTTTGGACGGGGCAACCCGTCCATTAAGCGTCTCTTCGGGTTTGACTGTTGTACAAAGCGCGGGGAAGCCTCGTCCCTTGAGCAAATTCTCGGCGGACGCGATACACTTGAGACCGCTTCACAAAGCGATCTATGATAGACTGTCGCACGAGAAATGGCTCTGCCGCGGCGATTTTACAACTGACGTTCTACAGCGTGCTGGTTTTTCTTTTGTCTCTGGTGAGACCTTGACTTCGGGGGATTACAAGAGTGCTACCGACAACCTTTCTATTGAGGTTGCCGAAGCAATTCTTGACGAATTGCTGAGTTCCACGGTCTCTGTGCCTGGATCTATGAAAGCATACGCCATGAGTATCTTGCGTCCCACGTTGTTCAACCTTGAACACGGTATAGAAGAATTTTCTCCCTCGAGAGGTCAGATGATGGGGTCCTTTCTTTCTTTCCCTCTGCTTTGTCTGCAGAATAGAATCGCTTTCTTGTATGCAGGCGACTCAGTTGGGATTGATTGTTCGGAATTCCCATGTCTGATCAACGGCGACGACATACTTTTCCGTTCCGGTCCGCACTTCAGTGCGCATTGGATGGATACAGTCGGTCGTTTGTCATTGGAGGTGGAGAAGACTAAGACATCCGTTTCCCCGGAGTTCGGTTCGCTTAATTCCACACTTTGTCGGCGCTTCGGCGCCTTCTATCGTGTGGTTGCGACTGTCCGAATGGGAATGCTACGGGAGTCTGAATCTTTGGACACTCTCTCGAAGGGTTTTGATGATTTTATTGCTGGACTAAAGGGGTCACTCCGCTTTCGAGCGGCTATGGCCTGGTTCAGCTGGAACATAGGAAAAATACGGCCTTTAGGACTCACAACTTGGGATCTCGGTTTTCGAGGCCCCTTGGCCTATAGGGCGACAAAGAAGTTCGGATTACGGCTTGGGCCGAGTCTCCAATCTATTCCGAGTCTCAAGGTTGAGAATGGTCTGTCGCTCGATTGTGAGTATGTGGACCCTGATCTCTTGGACCAGGACGAAAAGAAGGAGAATTTGGCCGAATTGGCCGCTTGGAAGTGGAGGACGGCTTTCCAGGTTTCCTCGAGGCCGCGTCGCTATTTTATCTTTTATCTAGCCATATCTGCCACTAGGAGAGACGAGCCGAACTTTAAACCATACTTGTATGGTGGCGAGTCCGGCGTGCTTTCCCGGGATGTGGGTGGCGCCAAGATATTTAGACAACGCGTCCAGCGAAAGGACAGAGGGTTTCCGCTTCTCATTCCGATGAGAGGCAAGTTACCCTCTTACGAGGAGTTCCTGGCGGGAGAGGTAGACGTCGGCTCGGTTGAGCTGCACGCTAAGGATAAGAAGTAACCTTAACGCCGTAACGGACCACCCGTGGCTTAGCGCTCTCGCTCTAGAAAACAATTAAGGAAATGTGGATCAAGGGGTGACCCTCCCATGGATGTACACCAGCGTCAGTTGATTCGTTCAACGGTTCGTCGAAACCATTTCCTGAAGTTGATGAGTTAGAGGCAGCGGTCCCACTTGAGGTGTTTAAGTCGGCCGGTCGGTTGAAATAGGGAACGGGGGCGTACCGAAATGTACGTTATGCCAGAACTACTTTGAAGCCTAAAGAAGGATGTAGGTACATTGTGCTGAACCTTCGCGTGTAGGACC